AATCATGGTTCCGAATTGAAGATTTATCTGTCCAATTACAGGAACATTGATTTTTGCATTTAATCCTGATAAATCGATGCTTCTAATTCCTTGTGTAATAAACTCAGATACTCCTCTTTTAGCATTGGAGCCTATCTGATCAAGAACGTCTGTGCCTATCTCAACAATAGGATTAAATGTAATTGTCTTATAATTCTTCTCATAAATTCTAGTTATTGTATCTTTGATTGCTTGATTTGATATTTCTGGATATGTTACGCCTAGATGAGCATATTCAGGTTTTAAATAATCAAAAGCAACTATAAATTCTGAACGACCATCAAGCGTGTCATAACTCAACGGTATTGAATTTCTATTGACAGGATAAGCATCGATTAAATTAACTTCAAATATATTTTGGCTCATTCTATCCATCATTCTGATTGTAATTTTGCCTATATATTCATCATAATAGTTCATTTTAAAATCAGAATCATATATCAAATCTTTCCAACGATTAAAAAAATCAAGTATAAGACCTTTTGAATCTAAAACAAAAGTTATGTTAAAGGGGTCAAAGTCGATATTATTTGCTATTTTGTATTTTCTTGAATAGATTATATGATCTATACGTTCAATAGTTTCAAAAGGAAAATCAACATTAACGGCTAACAGTGGCAAAATATCATAATTATCTATTTTAAACGATGAATTTTGTTTTAGTGATGTTGGTGGATCAATTATCACTTCATAATAATTGGGTCTAAGAACATCATTAAATTTTGTTTTAAAATCATCTATTTGCATACATTTTTCCTATAACATTTATAATTATTTACTTAAAAGAAAAGAGCTAAGAAATAAATCTTAGCTCTTTCTTATAAGAATGTTATGCTATTCTTTTTCGATAATCATAACTGAATGTAATATTTACTTCTGCTACAGCATCACTAGTTTCCCACGCTAATGCTGTATCAGGAATAACTTTTGGCCAAGCGCCGACTAACTTATATTCAGCAATCGTTTCACCATTTTGACCAAGATGCCTAATATAGCAATCTTTCTTGTATAGTGTATGATTATTGGCACCAGAGCTTGATTCATCAGCTTTAATTAATTCGTGCCATGCTTCAATTTCATTAAATCCTGCATAATCTTCATCAAGAATTAATGTAACTTCCCAATCATTAAACGTTTTATCACCAGCAATCTTTACTTGATTACCTTGATAATTCATAATAACTTCGCCAATATTTGCGCCAGGCAATGGTGCAGCTTTAATCAAAAATTTAGCTTTTTCTGGTAACAATGGAACTTCTACAATAAATTTATTGCTTCTAGCACCACCCAAGAAATTAGCTTTAAAGTCTTCAATATTTAAGCTCATAATTTACTCCTTATGATGCATACGGTGATGCAATAATTTCTTCAAAGTTAACAACATTTTGAACTGCTGAGAAATTAAGTTGAATCCACTCAACTGATTGATTAGGTCTTACAAAAATATCACATACTAATGTATAATTAGCTGTTTCAGTATCAGTATTGTTTGTTTCATCGCAGATAATCAAATATTCTTCAATACCACCAAGACCTTGAACTTGTCTGAACAATGGTTCAATATCTGCTACAAATCTTCGTCTTTCGGTTGCAGTATTCTTTTGAAATTGATAATATCTTGCTACATCAGCAGTATTTTTTTCAAGAAGAATGAATAATCCTCTATTATCTACACGACTGAATAATGATGGTGATGAAGTTGCAAGAGTTCTTTGACCCATGACAACATGACCAACATTTTTCAACGTATAAACTGGATTGATTCCAAGAGGATACATGAAATCTCTATAAGATTCATTTGGATTGATTGCAAGTTTAATACAATTTTTAATCAAACCTCTGTTTAATCCAGCAGGACTTTCCCAGGCTTGACCAATCGAATAAATACCTGCAATATCACCATTGATTGGAACCCATCTATAAACATCATTATATCTATCAAATTGATACTTATAATTACCGTAGAATGCAGCATAAGATGAATTTCTATTAATAGTTGTTGATACATAATCTTCAAGATTTGTAACAGCAGTTGCAATGGCTACATTAACAACATCGTTATATGTTGCTGAGAAAACGCCTCGACAATCTTTTCTAACGTCAAGAATATTATCGATAATATGCTGTATAACAGTATTACCTGATGTTATATTAGCAGCATTAGCCTCAAAAATAACATCAACATCTAATTCTTCTTTATTAGCAAACAAATCATAAGCAGAAATAAGATCAGATGCTTCTGGTGCAACATGCGCGCCACCAGTTAAACTAACAGCACTAACAGTTCCAAGAGAAAACGTGATTGAATTATTATCATAACAATAAACATATTTAGAATTTCTTGCAAGATAAGTTTCAATGTAATATGCTTCATTGCGATAATTCTTTGCCCCAGGCGTCAATGAAAGAATGAATGTTTCTGCTATTGAACCATTGAGCAAAACAACTACTGCCAATTCTGTTGATGATGGAGAATAATCAAATACAGATTTGAAAGTTGTTGTTTCTGTAATAGTTGCAGTTGCAAATGATGTTGAATCTGCAACAGCTACAGAAATATTATTTCCATAATCTCCAGGATATTTAGCAAGAAACTTAAATTTGATAAATGCTTCATCATTTACTGTAATATCATGATCGAAATTCTTTTTCAACGATGTAAATGGAACTGACTGTTGATTATCAGTAATTGTTGATATTGTGCCTGTTGCACCACCATCAGCCGTTACAACTTCAGTAGTTTCAAACGGCGCAACTGATGTAATTTTGATATAAATATCATCATTAACTATTGAAACAACTGTTCCTTTAGCAGTAGAGGTTGCACCAGTAACAGTTTCTCCAACAACAAAAGTGCCAATAACAGAAGTTAATGAAAGTTTTTGTAAAGCTTCTGAAAATAGTGATACACCAGCATTCAAAGAACCAGATTCTTTAATGGCTCTTACAACATACAACTTATCATTATATGCCAAATAGTTTGAAGCAGAAAACCAATCTGCATAGTTACTATCAACTGGCGCATTAAAATTTTCAATTAAAACCTTCTCATCAACAATAGGAATTCTTTCACCTACCGGGCCCCACATGAAATCTCCACACATAGCACCAAATCTATTAGCTGTTTGTCTGCCCGGTGACAAAAAATCCTTTTCTCGAATATCTATACTCGGTGATAAACCATAGCTCATATTTTTACTCCTTAGAAATATTCATAATCATCATCGTCATATATATTATTTACTACTTGCTGAAGATCAACATTCTCTGAACCATCAGCAATAAAGCCTATTGGTAATAATTCTTCTTGTATTCTTTCTCTAACTTTTGATTGAATATCCGTTTCAACATTTAACCAATCTTCTATATTTCTTCTTTTGGATAAAAAGTATGAGAATAATACCAGAGGAGTTACTAAATCATCATGCTGACCTGAATCAGCTTGATATGTTTTATTCTTCTTTATATATTTACTTAATTCAGAAATTGTTTCAAAATCTACTAATTCAAAAATACCAGTTTCAACATTTGTTTTTAAATAACTATTTCCAATAGCTTTTGATTGTTTAGTCATTTTTAAACCATAATCATTTGAATCTGCTTCAAAAAATACATTTTCATATTCATCATCAAATACTAATCGGTTTAAAATTTCTCGACCATAAGAATTAGACTCAACTATTGAAAGAGCATTATTGTAATATCTTGCAATTTGATCTATAATTAAATCAAACTCATTTGTTTTAATTTCATTGTTTCTATATGTTGCAACTTGCTTATACTTTCTATTAAGTATTTTAAATATTTGACAAGTTGAATAATCTTCTCCGACACCTTCAGCAACATCTGAAATTATGATATAATTTGAATTTTCTTCTGGATATTCATAAATTAAGAAACTCTTATCCATTCTATCTTCTAATATTATTGCCGGGTTTAGTTTCTCTAATACTTCACCTTCAATTAATGATCCGCCAGAACCAACAAAGAAGCATTCATATTCTTGTCGCCATTTTCGTAATCCTTTTGCTCCACCACCCAATGCAGCGATGGTTTTGATCTTATAATCTTCATCTCTACCGGGAACTTCATTCCATTTAACTCTAAATGGTTTATAATCGTTTTGATTATTTGATGCCATTGTCCAGAGCTGATAAAAGAAATTGTAACCTTTCGGTGTTGATGAAATAATAATTTTGGCTGATTTCACAGATGCAATTGTTGGATAAACAGCAGAATAAAAATCCTCCCAAATTCCACTATCAATTATTGCGCATTCATCGATATATAGAATTGAAACTGTATCACCTCTATTACCACTGGCGGCAGTGGCCTCAGCATAAATATTACTACCATTTTCAAAACTGATGTTTAATTTATTCCATTCTGTAACTCCCTGCTTCAAAAAGAATGGCAAATTCGTATACATCTCTTTTAATTTTTTGAGTGTTTTTCTCGCCGTCTTTTCTTTATTAGCAATTAAAACAATATTTTTAAATTCATTGAATAATGAAAACCATAATAAATAAGCAATTGTGAAAACAGATTTGCCTGATTGTCTTGGTGCTAATACAATGACTCTATTATTTTTATCATAAACATCAAACAATTGTTTTTGATATTCATATAGATCAAAGGGTATAAGTTTTCCACTATCTTGATCTACAATTTTGATATAATTTACACAAAAATAAATAAAATCATTTGAACATTTATAAACCTCAATCAATTCATCATCTGTATAATTGTGACTATATTCGGCAGCTCTTAATTTAGAATTGCCATGAAAATACTTATTATTATCGTATTGCTTTATTCTTTTTTTCATGTTAAATAAAAAAGAGTGACATTAAAATTAATTAATGCCACTCGAACTGAGGTATTGATATTTAATTTAAAATATTAAATAAAAATTCATCTTTATCTTCTGCATTTGCATATTCTTCTTTTTCAAATTTCTTTTCATTCCATGTATAATACTTTTTGGTTTCTTTTATTTGACCGTCTTTTAATGCTTCTTCAAAAAGTTCTGAGAGTGTTTTTTCATGATTTTCTGTAACAACTTCTTCGTCTTCTTTAACTTCAATTTCTTTAGGCTCTACAACTACAACCTCATCTTCTTTTTCTTTTTCAATTTTAGGTTCTGTAACAACATCAACTTCTTTTTCTTCTTTTATAACTTTTTTTAAATATTTAGGATATTGATCAGCAATTTCACAAGGCAACATGCAGATAGCACCTTTAACTGCAATCTGTTGTCCAGGTTTTACATCAATATTCCAATCTTCAAATCTTAAATTAACATATTCAGCTTTTTTCATTATCTATCTCCAAAAATATTAGGTTCAGCACTATTTAAAATATCATTTAAATCATCATTGATTTCATCATTTTCAGATTCAATATCAGTGCTTTGATAATCTTCAAGTTTATCAAACTCTTCAATTCCAGTATCAAGTTCTTCATGACTATATTCATATTTACGTGTCGATAATATATACTTACTTCTCTGACCCATTAAAAAGAAAGGATCATGTGGATTTTCATGAAATAATTCCATTACCCACTTTCCCATTGGAACATAAATTAAATCACCTTCTAAGGGTATTAAACCCATAGTATCTTTTTCAAATTGTGATATATTCACTTCAAAAATTGCTTGATCATCTACTTGTAATCCAAAATGACCAAACACTGAACCATCACCACCAAACTCAGAAAAACTCTGTAAATACATTTTCATTGGATAGTTCGTTTCAAACTTTGAAAGAACATCTTCACCTAAAATTAAATCAACTTTTTGAAATTGTTTTGGAAGATATATAACATCAATGCCACGCATTTGAACAACTTCATTGCTTAAATGATTCATTAAATTAAAATCTGAATTATAAAAATTGAAATTTGTTGGTGTTTGAACATCACCGACAGAAAATATTTCTGATTGTTCATTAATTCTTATTTGTGTATAAGTGTTCCAGTCAGTATAATTCATATCTTCATCATAACCACGAATTCTCAGCTGAAATAAAGTATTAATAGGATAATTTTCAACAAATATTTGATTAGAAGCATTAGCAATTACTTCAAATTCGCCTCCATTAATACTTATCTCAGATTCAACTCCAACCACAGGCGTTTTAAATGAAAATGTAATTCTATATGTGGTTAAAGGATATAATCTTTCAACTTTTGTAAATTGTGGTATGATCATTTATTATCATCCTATAAAAAATTGTGGTCCCATGCAAAATTCATCATCGAGTTGTTCTTCTAATTTATCAATTTCATCATTAGCCATTGAAATAATATCGTTGTAATTAATTTCAGCACCACCTGGTAATGGAGAACTACCATATTTAAAAACATTTATACCCCACTGTTTTTTGGCAAGAGCAACAGCATATTGTTTTAACCATCTATTATCGTATAAATCTTCAACTTCTTCATCCGGTGATTCATAAACTAATAACCAAAATGAACCAGAACTAGGATATTGAGCAGTAATTCTTTGAAGATCGCCGAGTAAAGTAAAACGATGCATTGATTGATTCCAATCAAAAATTAAATTCTGATTTGAAACAGCATCTTCCCATTGTTTAACCGTCATTCGCCATGATACAAGAGAATCCACAGAACTAAGCTTCCACAAATAATCTTGATATGGCATTGGCATAATAGGTATCATCATATTTTCAACATTACTCATACTAGAGAAAATGTTATTGCCCGGAAATACATTAATTACAGTTTTAATCTCTTCTGGTAATTGATAAGATGATTGACCTTCAATTAACTGAAGTTTATATAATCCCATAATAACAGAATCATAATGACGTTCCGTAAATCTTTGAACTGCTTCATAAATTGCATCTTCTAATTGTTCATCAGTTATTTCAACACTATGGACAGGATAACCAAGTTTTCTAAGAATATATTGTTTAAATTCAACTATTGTTTTACTCATAAACCACTGTATATCCTTTCAATGTTGCAATCGTATGATCAGCAGTCAAAGAACCAGTATTATTTTTTACATTAATTATTTGTGTTCCAATAGGAAGCATTGTATAAAAAGATTCAATATCAGCAGCAGTTAAATTAAGATTTGAAATGTTTATTATATTTGCAACTTCTGTTATCTGATCTGCTATTTCAGATAATATATCAGAAGAAGTTATTCCAGCATTATTAATGGCCGTTTTGATATCGGCTTTTTCTGTTGTAATATTAGCAATTTTTTCTTCAATTGTCGTTCCAATTACTTCACCGTTGATTGTATCTAATTCTCCAATGATTGTTTCTTTATTTGGAAAATAATCAAGATTTTTTAATGTAACATTTATTCTCATACTCTTGTTTCCTGCTTAACTGTTTGAATATAAAATGTATCAGTAATAAATGGATTTGAATTTAGTATCATTCTAATATCACAACGCAATAACTGTATTGGCCAATCATTAGTATCATCATCTGTTGATAATATGTATTCTCCTACAACCGAACCATCAACAATAGATAATTCGCTGATTAGATTATCAGCATTATCTCTAATTTGTGAACTCATATCAGCAACATCAACATCAATAGGCACATCACTAGAATCAGATAAATTAACTGTCAATTGAAATTTATTTCCTCTTTTAAAATATAATGTTCTCATATTTTACCCATTCGTTTTATTGTGTTATTGCCAACAATTCCATCAACAGTTAAATTATATTTCTTTTGAAATTCTATAACTTTGTTATATGTATTTTGCCCATAAATACCATCTTGAGTTAATTTGAAATATTTTTGTATTTGCTTTACATCATTAGACTCAGAGCCAAAAATGATCAAATTAAAATCTATATTATTTACTACTCGTTCAACCCAACGAAATGGTATCAATAAATAATTAAATGTGTATTGATCTAAAGAATAAATGTGATTATAAAATAATTTCCAATGACCAGAATTAGTCTTTCTTTTCTTACATTCAGGATAGCCTTGAATAACTTGACAACCTGCACTTGCATGATCTGAACTGTTTAGTTTTGACCAAGATGCGTGAATATTGTCATGAACATTACCAATTTCAATATTATCCTGATCATCAAACACCAAATTATCAGATGTTCTTTTGACTGGCTGATTTCTTGTCTGTCTTAATGCTTTATGCCCTGAATCTCTACCAATACCATGAATACCTTTAGCATAATACTTATAAAAGCCGTATTCTAATTGATTAACACCATTACCATCATTATTAAGACCTTTTAATAAATATTTTTTATGTGGTGCTGTTGATCCTTGCAATGGTAGAATTTTGTCAACATCAATAAGAATAAATAAACAATTCATATGCTCATTATCAATTTCTTTTTGTTCTATGTTTATTTCTTTTTGCCATTTACCATATTCTGAACATGAGCATCCACGAATAGCAATAATATCAACATCTTTTGAGATGTTTAAACACTCTTTTAATTTTCTAATGTTATTTATTGTTAATTTCATTTAAAATTCCCATTGTTTTCCAATACCAATATATCCACCATCTTTTTTATTAATAATCAACTGAAAATCTTTTTTTCTGTTTTGATAAGTAACTGAAATATGATACTCATTTCCAAACCTTATTGGTTGAATTTGAAGTCCACTCTTTTTCTTTTTAATTTGATCAAGAGCGGACTTCAAATCACTTACCAAAACATTACCTACTTTTTTACTTGTTCGTTTAATACTCTTTCAACACTCTGAACAATGATAGCTGATACTTTATCTTGAATGTATTCTACAATCATATCGCCCGCTAGATATTTAGAAATTGTTGAAACTTCAGGTGATAATCTTTCAATGGCTATTTCTGAAACTCTAATTGCTATCTCTTTTACTTCAGTCATATCAATTTGATTGTCATTCTGATATGCTTCTTTTGCCATTCGTTTAATTTCATTTGATTCTAATGTAAGCAAATCAATCAAAACATTTTCCATTTTATCGATTGCATCATGAATTCTCAATGAAACTTTTTCTGAAAGATTCTTTTCTGCAAGATTTTTAATAAACGATGTCATTTTTGGAAGAATAAGAATACTTATCCCAAGTAAGCCCAAAACAAGACCAATCAATCCTGCAAAAAGAATTGTAGAACCATACGATACTAAAAATGGAAGAATAACTAAACTCCAAAGTTCTGTTAACCAGTTCATATTTTTACCTCATTTCTATATATGATTATATACTTTCATAATAAAATATAATGCATGGAAGGATGGTCTATTATCATGTGATGGTATATTAGCTGTATGTGAATGATCACCTGAATAAGAAACATCTGTTGTATGAATGTGAGTGCCAAGAGCAAATGCTGCGTCTGATCCACCACCAACGTCATTGCGCTGTTGAAGTGATGCTGTACCCATCGATATTGTATGTTTATGATTACCATTAGTTGAAGTTGTGACAGTTGCGCCGTCATATGTATTTGAACCACCAGTATCACCAAGATTGCCTAAGGCTGCTCCCATAATAAATTTATTTCTTAAATCTGGCGTGCCATTATTACCATCACAAATATACCAACCTCTAGGAATATCACTAGTTGAACCATAAAACATCTTAATTGTTCCAATAGGTTCTTGTAATCTATCATCAATAATGTATTCATTATTTCTTTCGGATGCTCGATAATAGCTTGGTGTTCTGGTATGAGATACAAGTATTGAAAATGGTTTTAAATTTAAATTATAAATATCTAATTTAATAGCGACCATATTATCCAAATACTGTGACGCTTTAGATGTTGTTACACCACCAGTCGATACATATAAGTCTGATATTTCGATATCTTTATCACCATGAAATCCATCAAAATCACGCTCAAAATCTAGAATAAATGTTCTTAATTTACTTGTGCCTGAAGCATTTAAAATCTCAACATATAGGTTATAAGTTTCATAATCTGAATCAGATGAAACAACATCAGCAATTAAATATATAGGGCCTGGAACATCAGTATACACAACAGTTGAATCTGAAGTGACGCCACTACTAGAAAATCCCCTACAAATTAATTGTCTAGTGTTTAATTCAAAATAATATGTTACAGCGGCCTTCTCTATTGTAGTAGCATGTGATAATTTAAATCTGACACTAGATAATGTATTTAAATTTGCTGTATTACTAGTTTTTAATGGTAATTTAATTTGTCCAAGTAAAAATGTATTATTTGTCGAATTCATGAATGCTGTTTGAACAACTCTATATCTTTGAACAGTATCTTTTAATTCAGTATTGATATTTGTGATATCAGTATCGTGGCCATCAACTCTGCTATCCAGAGTTGCAATATCGACATCATTGCTACCTATTCTTGAACTTAATGTTGCAATATCAGAATCATTTGAACTAATATTTGATTCGGCAGTTGTCATTCGGCCTTCAAGTGAAGTTATATCACCTTCATTAGTAGTAACCCTACCATCTAATGCTGAAATGTCGGAATCATTTGAACTAATATTTGATTCAGCAGTTGTCATTCGGCCTTCAAGTGAAGTTATATCACCTTCATTAGTAGTAACCCTACCATCTAATGCTGAAATATCACTATTTATAGTAGTTATTTGATTTTTCAAATACTCTGTTCGATTCAATAATGCTTGTGCTTGTCTATTAGCTATACCACCAGCACCAGCGATAATATCGTCAGTGGTTTCTAATTGATAAACATTATCTAATCCAGCAATCGGTGTTAAATTAGCCATTTATAATACTCCTTATGCTGAATTTCTAAATTGCAGTTTCCACCAGCCGGAAATAGTAACTGAACTATCTTTTTCAATTGGAAATGTTTTATCTGGATTTCTTGATAACATAGAAAATAATACGCCGTCACCTGTAACTAACCCAAATTGCCATATACTATTACCATTAAATTCAGCAGCACCTAAGCTAAAATTAAATTGTATATCATATGGTGTTGTATCAACATTATAAGTAACCGAATCGATTGATTTTGTAAATTTATTTGTTCCATCGAGATCAGTTTTGTTAATACCAACAGGTAAATTACCATCTGAAAATCTTATTTGATTGATTGCTAAATTTGCAAAAGAGCCTAAAGTAGCTCCACCAACTAATCGAGCTAATACCTTTGAACTATTATCAACAATTAGATTATGTCTCTCTTCAGATATTTTCTCACCATCTTTAAATATATCTAAATGAAAAATACCTGTGATTTTTGGTAAGCATATTTCTGATTTATTCTTTTTTCTTTTCATTTTTGTTCTAAATCGCGTATAATGAGTATTTGTGATAATATTCATATTTTAAACTCCATTAGTATTTATAATTATTTACTTAGATATCATATTCAAATGTATCAATCAGTATGCCACCATCATAGGTTTCAATACTAAATTCCTCATGAACACCCAAATCAATACCATTATAACTTCTCTGCCCATTATATTTATATGAACCATCATATCTTAATGGTTTTGTTAGCACATTATATCGTTCAATAATATCTTCGTTCGTTAAACCAGCATCAGAACTAATAAAGATAGTTTCAAAAATATTTACATCAACTCTATAATCTTCTGTTGGATTACCAAAATCAAAATTAGTTATAATTTCGTGTTCTTCATCAAATCGCGTTTGATAATATATTTCAGTCTGTATTTGTGTGAATTGAAATTCAGGATAAAACCCAACAGGATTCAAATTATCCAGCATCGTTTGCATTAATGATATTGGAAAATCGCCTTTAATCACATAAGTATATGGATTTCTGTTTTCAATCTTGACTAATGGCGGATCATAAACAGCATACCAATCATTCTTATCTTCAACAATTTCATATTCAATATTTTCAATATAGTTTTCATTTTCAAATACAAAAAATTGATTCAAATATTTAAGTGCTATATCAAAAGAAAATGTTTTACCCTTATTTTTATACCATAATTTCGCAATTGATAAAAATTGTCTTTTATTCTCATTAGTTAATGAGTATTGATCAGTATCAATTACATGCTGGCAATATTGTAAAAAATAATCATTTAATAGTTTATCAAATATCATATCAGGATCAAGATTATCGTCCAAGTTTAAAATATCTTGGGCGCATTCTTGATCAACAAAATCAGTAAAACCGTAAAAGAAATTGATTAGATTTGGATATCTTTTATAAAGATATTCAGGTATTTTAGAATCAATAAATTGTCTTATTTTTCTTGTTATTTTCATAGATAAGTAATAACGGCTTTTTTATGATCGAGTGCCGTTTCTCTTTCTACTTCAATTTCACTATTATCAACCAATGTAAAATCAACTTCTATGAAATCATATGTGTCAAATGTAAATTTATCAGCGAAATTAATATATCCAGTATCATAATTAACATCACCAATATTTACACCATCAAAATAAATATAGTTTAATGTCGAATCTTCTAGTGTTAACCCATCAACAGTTGATGAAATAGTCGAATCATTAATAGCATTAAATAATCGTATAACAACATCATTGTATACAGTGCTATATGCTTCTGTTGCAACACCATTAGAAATAATATTTGTTGCAGTAAATGGAATATTATTCGTTCTTTCAATTACAAAAGCTGATGTTGTTTCGCGAATATCAACAATATTACCACCAGCGCCCAAACCATTTTCAACATAATCTCCAATAGCAAAACCATCTATGCTTGACATAGTAAGAATAGAATATGGCTTTGAAACTAAAACACTTGTATTAAAATCTACGTCACAATATGAAACATAATCATATTCCCGTAAAAATGATATTAAGTCTGATTTATTAATTTTCTTGTTAAAACCAACATAATTTTCCATAAAG